AGACTTGATGAATTGGAATTGTGGAATTGTTTTTCTTACTACCCTAGTGTTACTAGTTTTGATATTCTAGACGGACAGGCAGGCAAATACATAGGTAAAGATAAGAAGTGGCATCCCGGTAAATATCTATTTACCGTTGACTTTGCACATCCAGAGAGTAATATACTTGACACTGATCATTCAGAGATACCGCACGAACACAAGTGCGCTCACATAATTGCATTAGACGACGGTAATTATGCAGCACAGCCAAACAATAGATGTATATGGGACATACCTTCTTTTACTGTAAAAGATAATATTCCTGATTGGAAAGTGCAAACAACTGAATGGAATGTAGAAGACAGTAGAGCCTGGAGAACAGAGGATACTGACAAATTCTTCTATGAAATTGAGGAGAAGAAAAAAGATGATTAAAAAATTATGGAAAAAATTTGTTAGTTGGCTTTTTAGTTGGCAAAAATGAATTTAGCAGATTTATTAAAGAAAAACATAGTTATGGTGCCTGTTGTAGCTTCAGTGTTAGTCGGAACATTTACAGGCGTTAGGTATATTGTAAATCTAACAGATACAATCAATTCAAATCAACAAGAAATAGTAGATCTTAAACGAGATTTAAAAGTTGCAGAAGATAAAATTACAGATCAAAACACAAGATTAACTTCTGCAGAATCTACGTGGCAGATGGCAGAAAATCTATACAGACAATTAGCAGATCAAGTTAGAGAGCACGACTATGATATTAAGGATTTAAATAGGTAATGAACTATGGAGATAGCCAGGATGAATTATTATTTTACCGGTGCATTAATTATTTTATTTGTGTTGTTATGTTTTATGCAGCCTGCATATCCTAGAAATGAATACCTTAACGAGTATGGTGTAAGATGTGGTGAAATGGAAATAAGCACAGAAAGAAGGGACACTGATTATAATTATAGTGATAGTAGCACAAACGAACAACAAGGTATAAGATTTACTTACAGAAAATATTTAGGCACAGATTGTAAAACTTCAAAAGAAAATGTAGCAATCAAACAACAATTAGAATTAATGAAAATGTGTGGCAGAGTTAACAGCAATCCTAGTCTAGCTTTAAATGAAAACTTTGCTTTACTTGTATCTAAATGTAGAGGCGTTACTCCTGCAAGAGATAACACTAGGCCCGATAACACAAAAAGTCTTTGGGATGACATGAAAGATGAGTATAAAAAAGAGAATCCAGACGTTAATTTAATGGGCGATAAGTTTATAAAACCCAGTAAAAAGAAACTTATTATACCTAAGTATTTAACTAACGACGAAAATATGATAATACCATTACCAAAACCAAAAACAAATGAGTAAAAAACCTTTAACAATATCTGAATCGGCTGCCGTGCAAATGCCTATGAAA